TGTATCCAATACTTTTCTCTTTCGCATAAAGTTTCTCTGTCTTCACAAGTCTCTATTACAGTCTTAGTGAAGTTCTCTAAACCATATTTCTCATGGGCTCTTTTTATAAGTTTACCTGAACCCATGTAACTTGGTGTAGAACTTTCGTCTTTACCAATATAAATTTTGTTATTTACCCTATTTACTATCTTGTATATTTCCATACAAGTATTTAGTAATTTTAGTTGCTTAGTAGGGTAATCACCAAAAAAAGTCGCCCCCTCCAGATAGTCCTAACTGCTTGGCGTATAGCGGGAGTCTACACGCCCAATAACTTGCCTTTGTTTTGTCTTTTGCTTGATCACATTTATGTCTAGCAGCAAAGGATTTTCTTGCTTCTGGATCATCAATTTTCACTTTGAGACCTGTTGTGTCTCCCCATGTGACTTTTTTGATTTTGTCTCCGTCTTTGACATAGACATAATACTTTTTAGGACCACCTCTTTTTGGTGTGTTAAGTTCCACATCATCTTCTTCATAGATTGCGAAAGGGCAATCCAAAGGAACAATTTCTCCTTCATAGATTTCGAATTCTCCTATATCAGTTTCAAGTATTTGTTTGTCAACTTCTGTGAGTGTGTACCGACCTTCAGATACAAGTCGGCGTGCTTCTTTGATGATCTCAAAGTACATCATTGAACCTAGACGAAATGGATTGTCTAGTATATTCGTATTAGACTCTTGCAATTGTGCAAGAGTTTCGTCTATAGTTAATTCTTTTAGTGTCTTCATTCTAGAAAATCTTCTAATAGTTTTGTTAATTTTTCTTTATTTCTAAAGTGTAAGAGTTTCTCTCTCTTTACATGGTTTATTTTTTCTAATGCCTCTTCGTATGTAATGTCTTCGTACTCATATCTTATTAGAACTTTACATTTATATTTCCTACAAACACTAGGTCTTTTATCATATATATCGCAACCTTTACCTCTTATCCATTGTACACAAGGTTGTGAAACATTAAACCCATTTTCTGTTTCTTTTTTCGTTGGGTTTAGTTCAATAAAGGGTATAAACTCTTCTTTTGTTACTGGAAAACTTTGAAATAGAAATCCGTTGCAACATAAACCGCATGACAAACATAAATTCATTACAATTATGTATTGTCGACTAAAATAATGTCAAATGAAGAAGATATATTTGTTCCTGTAGAAGCAATCCCAATTATTTCAACATCAGTTTTTGCTGGTAATTTAATAGGAACTGAATAATTTCTTACATGAGAACCGCCTGGCACATCCATAATATCTCTTGTTCTGAAAGCAGAATTGAATTCTCTTGTTAGTAAGGATACTGTCACAGAGTCATTATAAGAACCAACACCAATATTCCATGCTGTTAAATACCCTGTGTAATTTGCTGGGATAGTATAAAGAGCAAGTTGTGTTTGTCCTAGACCATAAGTTGTTCCAGTTCCAATTGTTCCAATGTCTGCAAGAACTGTTCCTGTTCCAGCAGCGCCAGTAGAAATTATAATATTACCTTCGTTAGTTCCAGTTGAACCAGCAGTAACAACAAAGGCACGAAATACTCTTAGAAATTGGGCAGTTGATGCAACACCAGAACGAACTGTAACTGTTTCTTCTATGGATTCATAGTTTACATCTAGTCCTTGAATAGTAACTGTTCTCGCACCTGTTCCACTGACACTATCACCTGTGTCTGCACTATGGGCATAAACAGTAGATGGTGATGTAAGATATACATACCTTCCACCATACATCCAAATTGTTTCTGGCGCACCACCAATATTTGGATTTCTTCCAAATTTGTTGATAGCAGAGTAACCTGTCAAATCTCCGGCAGAGATAACAATATTAGAAGCTGCAGCGAATGAGTTAATAATATTACCATCTTGGTCTGATAACATCACTACTTCGTGATTGGTAGTTTGTTGTGGTAGATATGCGTTGGTATACTTGCTATATTGTGCCATTTGTTATAGTTCTTTTACTTCGAACTCCTCATTATATGGAAAACCTTTGAGAGGATTCTGAAATACTTGTGAAAAATGTTTTTTCTTTTGTTCTTTCTGTTCGTGGAATGCTTTCTCTCTTTCTTTGATAAATTGATTGACTGCTTGACCTGGCGTATCGTTTTGATATGCAATTCGTGTTTCGTCTGTACCTTGTTCGTGTACTCCGTTATCAGTTGAGTTTCCTTTTCCTAGTTCACTCATTTATTTCTCCCAATATTTGACATACTTACCTTGTCTGATAAGTGCTGACTTTTCTCTTTCGATCTCTTGGTCTACTTTCACCAATCCTTCTAAACCTTCAGGTGATTTGATTGCTTTGAGTCTTTTCTCTCCCCATTCTTTATCTTTCTGTAGAATGAAGTCGTGTGTTTGTTGATCTATGCCTAGTTTATCGTAGAATCTATTTTGTATCCTTTCTCTAGCGCCTTCTGTAAATGTTTCATAGACTTGTTTGTATTCTCTTGGATAATGTTTTTTGAAATCCTCTATGAAACCTTGTGCAACTTTGACTGATATCTTACAAGACTTAGCGATGGTCTCTGCACTATCACCGTTTTGTAAATGATAGAAGATGTCTCCCATTTTACCTTCAGTAAGTTGATCACCCATTTTTAGAAATAGATAACCATCTTTCTGTGCTTTATCTGTTACTGTAAAGTTCATCATTTTTGCGAAAGATTGCAGAAGATTGATACCTTTTTCAGGACTTGATCTATATTCTTTTTGTAGTCTCTCTCTTACTTTGTTTAGAACTGTATCGATAATCTCGTGTGTTCTTGCGACCATCTTGCCTTCTTCTATAGATTCACCTTTAACTTTTCTGGCAAGGTCTGCATCTGCTTTACCCCATGTGCCCGAAGACTTAGTTACAAAAGAATTCACTCTTGCATGTCCCCATTGCTCTGGTGTGGTGCCTGGTCTATGACCAGTTCTCCAAGCAGCAACACCTCTGTTGTAAACTTGTTTCAATATGTTAAAAGATATGCCTGTTTTATCTGCCTTATCCTTGAGTGACTTATCAGCGGCAGATTCTTCTTCTATCTCTTCTTTCTTTGCAGGCACTTCACTATGTTTTGTCTTTGCAAAATCTTCTAAGTCTTTCTCTGACATAGACTTTGCAAGTTCTTTGACTTTCTCAGGTGCATCTTTCATTTCACCTCTTTTATATGCAAGTGCCATGCCCATGAGTTTTTGTTGTGCTTCTGACTCTGCCTTTTCTAAGATTGCATCTACATCTATATCAGGTAGAGTATCTTCTGATTGTGATGCTCTCTTCTTTTCAATTGCCTCTTTCTCTTTTTCTGCCTCGTCTCTACCTTTTTGTCTTTCGTTTTCTCTATCGTGGCGATCTTTGAGTGCTTCTGCTTCTCTTTCTTGTTTTGTTTTGAGTCTTTCTAACTCGTCTGCTTGTTTTGCCTTTAGTTTGGCAGCTGCAACTGCATCTTCACCAAACATCTTTTTGAATTTCTTAGTATGTTGTGAGGGTTTTGTTTTTGCCTGAGCATCGCCTGGTGCTGGTTTGTATGCAGAAGGATCGTTATCATCTTTCTCTGCACCTTTCTCAAAGTGTCTAGCACGATCTTGTTTAGTCGACTTTGCCATATCATCACCTTCGGCATCTTTTGCATAGTATTTCGCAGGTTGAGTACCGTCTCTACTATCGATTTCTTTATCTTGCTTGACTTTCTTTTCAAGCAATCTTTCTATTTTTAGTTGTTCTATAAAGTCCATGGTACTATTTATACTTTTTTGCGAGTAACTCCATTTCTCTCCACTGAGTTGCAAGTTTGTTACTAGGAAATCTAGACACCCAAGTCATCATACCACTATATAATGATGATGCCTTCTTCTGTAATGCTTGAAATGTATCATTATTTTTAATTTCTATAAAGTCATTACCAAAAACTCTTCTAAACATTTCTACATTTTGTTGCACCTTTTCATGGTCTGATATAACAACTTCAGGTGGTAACTTTCTTGCTCGTTCTGCATTTCTTTGTTGTGCGAACTCAAGTGATGTGTTTACATACACCATCTTGTATTCGTAACCAAGATCATCCAATAACTTCTTATAGTCTAGTATCTTACTTGCTTTTGCAGATGTAGTATCAAAGATAAGTCCGAGTCTGCCTTGAATGTAACCATCTAAACCTTTAGCCATGGTTTCTTTTGCTCTGCCACGAATTTCATCTCTGACATTTGCATCAAGTGTTCGTAAGTCTAAAGATAGACCTGCCTTTTTCAAACCTCTTTCAAATGCATTATCACTGTTGACTACTTTTAACCCTAGTGCTTTTAGATTCAGTTGTTTTACAACTGCTGATTTACCAGAACCTGGACCACCCATGAGAAATACTGCTTTGAAAGTTCCAGGATCGTATACGCCTTCTGTAATTAAATCTTCTATCATGTAATCAGGTAGAGTATTTTCCATGATACCCATACCTCTACGAATGTCTTTATAAAGTTTTTCTGCTTGATTTTTGCCTTGAGAAGGTACGCCTTTTTTGAATGACTCGAAATCTCCTTTCTCAGCATATTCTCTCATCTTAGATGCTGACATACCTGATACATCATCTGCATCTGGATCTCTTTCACCAGCAGAGACAATTTGTATATCTTCGAACTTATAAAAACCGTGACGACCTTTTACTGAGTTATACTTTTTGATAATCGTATCAAATTCTTTGACTCTATCAGAACCTACAACCATACCTAGTCTTCTGTAACCTTGATCGTATAAGAATACTAAAATTTGGAATACTTGTCTTGCATCTACATCCATTACTTTGACTTTACGACCAAAGAATGTATTGAGATATTTGATTTTATCTCTGTGTGATAATGGATTTTTCATCTTATCATTTGAATGTGATGCAAATAGAATTGGATCGCCACCAAATGATCTTGCGACACTGTTTAGTTTGTCAACAAGTTTCTCATGTCCAACAGTTGGAGGGTTGAATCTACCAAATGTAAAAACTACGCCTTTTAGTTTCTGTTCTCTTAAAAAATCTTTTATGCTTTTCATCATTTATCCCAATTTTTAGCAGCATTGAAATTAGCCTGACTGAACTCTAATCTATCTACTAATTTAACTGCTCTACCACTTTTATCTATTGCAACATATCCTTCTGGATTTGTTACTCTAAAACCTGTATCAGTTTTAACAAAATGACCTACTGATTTGACACGATTTAGTCCTTTTACAATAATGCCCTTTGCAATAACTAGGTGTTCCATAAATTTTGTAAGATTGGTGATTAACACTTTAAGTGATCTTAATTCATTATATAGTTGTTCACCTATCTCTTGTTTAATTTGTTTTGTCTTTTCTGTTTTTACTTTGCCAACTACCATGTCTCTCCAATAGTTTTCAAAGTGTTTTAAATAACCATCAAATGTGGGTTTATATGCACCACTTCGAATAAGTGAATTGACATAAGTTTTATAAGATGCACCAATACCTTTCTTTGTAATTTCTGATTGTATTTTTTGAAACTTATCTAAATCTTGTCTCTTTATACCATGAAATGCTTTACCCGTTTCAGACAATTCTTGTGTAAGTGCAAGTGTATCTGTTGCGGTTAATGTAGAACTTCCAGAAACATCTCTGTATGTTGCATCATCTATCCAAATGTCTTTACTATGACCTAAACTACTTATATTGGCACCAAATGATGCGGAAAGAGTATCTATTGTACTACCTGAGTATGTAGTATGAAACACAATACCCATTTTTGAATCTGCAATCTGACCACCCAACTCTGATTCTATATCAACTGCATAAAGTATGGTATTGGGTTGGAATGTGACATATGATTTGCCATCTATCTTCTGCATCTTTTTATCGTTGGTGTACATTAGATCACCTTGAAGTATAGTATTCCAAGATAATCTTGAAAGATATTTAAATGCAGTTAAAAACTTCTCTTTTAATTGACCAGAGAGTTCGGATGCCTGATTGATTTCGTGTTCAGATGTGTAAAATTTTGGTTCTTTATTAAAAAGAGATTTCTTTGCAACAAAGAAATTGCCTGTTTCAGGATGTTTTCCACAAAAGATTGCAGGTGCTCCATCCCATTTAACAGTCATATTGACAGATGAACTAGAATTACCTTTCATCATGTCTCGTAAACCTTGTAAAAAGTTTATAGCGGCACGACCACCATCAATACCATTATTGATAATTTCGTCTTCTAAATGTTCTAAATGTGTATTTTTGACTGCCATAATAGTAGTATATCACCTTTTTTGGTGTAATACTACTATTTATATGTTTTTTAAATTAGGTCGGAAGTGATCAAACGCCTTCTGCGATCTTTGCTTCTAATTCTGCAATAGTGGATTCACAAGATGTTTTTGTTCCTTCCATTTTTGTTATTAGATCAGAACACCAAGATTTTTCATTTGTTATCCATGTTTGAACATCTTCGGCTGGAGCCGTTTCACTTACTAGTGAATTATTCAAACCTATACTATTTTGCACAAATGTTGAACTATCTATTGCAGTTCTCAAATCTGATGCAGTACATGATCCACCAAGAGCATTCAACCATGTTTGATAGTCTGTTATAGTTGCAATATTTGTTATTAGAGTGTCAACCATTGGTTGATAAGTGTTATCGATATCGTCTTGCCAAGACATAATTTTCTCCTAGATTTATATCTTTATTTATGTTTTTTGAAGTGGTCGTGAATGTAATTTATTCTCAACAGTAGAGAGTTTTTCATTAAGAGATTCTACAGTTTTCAAATCATTGACTTCTTTAGCTGCACGAATCTTCCTCTTCAAAGATA